ATGTGATTAGAACACCCCCATCATAGATATCATTGGATAAGCTCTCTAACGCCATTACGACAACTGCATTCTTAATCTTAGTTGGGATGGTTCCAGCTTCTACAAGTCTCCCCTCAGAGTCCCTAAATGAGCTCCTTGGCCATCTCAGTGCTTGTGTACTATTGTATATACTTCCAGACCACCTCAGGAGGTTATCGACAAAAGACGTGGCCATAATAAGGGCGAGCTCCTTCTCAGACTCTGACTTTGTTGCCCAACTGATGTCAGATGGGAAGTAGAAGCTTATATACTCGTCTGCGTAGATTATATCAGAGTACGAATTTGAGTCTGAAAAACCTTCCCCCGTTTCAACCTTAAAAATCATACTGGCCTCCTGAAGTTATTACTAAATAGCCCCTGCCACTATAAGGTCGCACTGGATACTATGGCTTTAGAGTCTTGGTGTATAAGCTCACTACTTAATAGGACAACTTTGAGCTTGTGGTGGGCTTGCCAACGCAGTGTTAAGTCTTACCTTCTGACTCTGCCTTCTCAAGCACATCTTGAGCCGATTGTTTAGACTTAATCGGCTCATCAGTATAGTTGGTAGCTAGTGAGCGCATCTTGGGCCATGAGAGGTCTCGCCAAGGAGTCTCATCACTAGATGCTTCACTAGGGGAGTCTTCACTAGATTCATCCTCAGTTTCTTTAAATGCTACACCGTCAGATTGGATCTCGTAAACCTCGTCTTTGGGGGCTTCCTTCTCATCTTCTTTCTTAGGCTTATCCTCAGCTTTCTCAGAGGTCTTCCCTTCGCTAGGTCTAAACACAACCCTACCAGACTCTTTGTAAACATCTTCAATCTTAGGGTGATTTGGTGCGTAGACTGAGTCACAATTCTCACGATACTTGCCGTCCCAGTAGCGAGCGTTGGAATACACTCTAATGACGTTCTCGGGGATTAGGTGGTCAACCTCTTTCTCATTGGCGAAGACTGCGATTCTTTTAATGTTAGTCAATGTAAATTCTCCTTTTGTCTTAGTTATCTTATTAGACATTGGTTTGTTGAGTTTGGGTTTTTATTGTGTTAACCTCTTACGAGGTAGGTAGATGTGATGTAGCATTCAATCCAAATAAAGAAGTAGATCCAAGAACTGAGTGGCAGATACAAGATGATGTGAGTGCCCTAAGATTGTGGGACTGCGGTAAAATAAAGTGGTCACTTAAAGGGGAGGCATAATAAGAAAAGGGGCCAACTGGCCCCTCATTCTAACTCAGTTTTCTAAGTCCTTGACTTTGCTATCAATTTACTACGATTGCAAATCCAGGGCCCGATTTAACATCTTGGAAGCTATAGTTCCAGCTTGCGCCTGCTCCCAATACTGCGTCATCTGGGTTAGCTACCCCTGTGTACTCAAAACCTTTCACACCAACAGTGTGGGCAGTCTCGCCTTGTAGACGCATCAGGAGGGACTCTTTACCACTCACGATTTCGCTGTGGATGGTGGAGTCTTCACTCTGGTTGACGGTCAGAGCATCCTCGGTCAGGCCTAGGATGGTGTACTGCGCTGGGGTGAGGCCATCACCAGTTGGGTCTGCGTTTACCAGAGCAGGGCTATCTGTAACAAGTACAGGACGGTTCAAACTACCGATTGTCCCCGCATAGATAGCAACATCAGCTACGTTAGTAACCTTCTCAGTGATTGCGTTCTCCATCAACTTGAAGTATACGGCTGAAGGCATTACCCAAGCTTTAACTCGTGAAGCGCGGTCACCCATCTTAGCCAAGCCACGTACCATCTCAGCATAGTTTGCTGTGGTGGTAGCGCCACCTGCGTTCACAACATCATGTACCATACCAGCTTCGGTATTGATAGCAGTGGTAACTGCAGTTAGGCCAGTGTTCAGGTAATCAAGAACAATGTCATTACCATACATCTGGCCAAGCGCGAAGCTCATCAGTGAGGGATCCTGACCAATCTTCTTGAACGAGTCAATGGTTTGTGCTACAGGGCCAATCTTGGTGTTGATCTTAACAGCAACCAGCTCACCTTGTGCCATGTCCAGATCAGCGATATCTGCAATACTGGTGTTGTCACGACGACTTACTAGGCCACCTACATGAGAGAAGAAGCTTTCGCGTTCAAACTCACCACGTTGGTTGTTGGAAATCATATTGATAGTACCAGCGGAACCAGACCCCATCTCAATGGAAGCTTGCTCTACTACTTCGGTGATGCCACCGAAAAACTCTTCATCATAAATTTTAAAATCGGTTAGAGTACCCATGTGTTAATTCTCCTATCAGTTTATTTTAATACAGTTGTTATATAGTGTTTTGACACTTTTGTTTCGATTAAGGAAATAACTTGATTGTTCACCTGATAAGAGCTATCACAGCCCCCATTAATAATTTAATGGTGTCCTTAAACATCCTATACTTAAAGACACCGTTTATAAAAAAGTCCTAATTAAACCCTTGAGTTACCGTGGGAGTTTAGCAAGCTCTTGGTAGCCATGCTTGGAGACAAACGCTTGTTTATCCTTCGCAGTCATCTGACTCTTCTTAGGTTTGGGGACCACCGTTTTACCAGTAGCCGTAGCACTTCCTTGTCCATCAGAGCCAGAGCCACTTGTCTTAGGTGCCCTGAAAGCATAAGATAGTTCAGGGTCATCTTTGAATGACTGAACCAACTCCCTTACATTCATAGGCTCCCCACCCTCGTTCTTCCGTGGAATACCTTCTTCATCAAGCACTACAGTGGAATACTTACCAGACTCGTCTTGAATAGTCTTTACATACTCCCTAGCAATCCCTTGAAGGAGTTTCGGGATACCTTCCTCAGCTGAGATAGCTTCCGTGAGATTCTTATCGACAAGGTAATCCTCAAGTTGGGCCTTCATAGAGTCCCGTTCTAGGTTAGCCTTCTCAACATCCTTAGTAGCATTGGTTCGAGTCTTCTCAATGATGTCTTGATAACGACCTTCTTCCTCAGCCTTTCGGATCTCTTCATCCTCACGTTCTTTTTTCCATTCCTTGACTGTGTCTGGGTTAATCCCCAACTCATCCCACTCATTTAACTTGTAGCGACGATCTTGAGCTTCCTTGTTAGCCTTTGCTAAGGCTTTACGCACACGGTCAAGCTCGTCTGGGTCTGCTGCAGCGGCCTCCTCGGTCTTAGGTGCAGGCTTGTCCTCAGCTTTGATTTCAGTGTCTGCCTCTGAGACCTCTGAGGTCTCCTTAGTAGGTGTCTTGTCAAAATCATTCTCAGTCTTCATGGATTCTTCTGTGCTATGCTCTTCTTGAGTTTTATCTTGCTCAGCCATCTCGACTTCTCCTTCATAGTTTTAATTTAATTTCTTAAGGACATCCGTCCTTACATCTCTTATAGACATTATGCTTACTAGTGCTTAGTTTTTCTTAAGTACCTACTATCGGGGGGAGCTTATAACTCCCCACTAGTTACAACACCCTCATAATATACTTTGTCCCTGTTGGGGCAGAACTTGAGAGGTCTGCTGTATTGTTGAGTCCATCAGCCAGAGTCCACTTAGCGGGGACTACTACACCGTCACCAATCAACATATACCCACCTATTGGTGTAGAAATCTCATTAAACTTCTGCTGCACCTTCCTAATAGTCCTCGTAAGGATAGTAGGAGTCTCAATATCACCTTGTGTAAGTACTGGGAAATTATCTGGGAATGTGAAGTACCTAGCAATTGTGTAGACAACACCAGAAGCAGTAGACCCTTGATAGGGCACTGACAACGTAATCTGGGTATCAGAGTTGATAGATGCGACGTCATAAAGAACACCATCACCAGCGACTGTGAATTGATCTGCCACTTGCACAGCTGATAGAAACTGGGTTGATATCCCGGTAACCACAGCACTTCCGTTACTAACTGTAACCTTTCCCCTAGAGTATTGCCCATTTGAGTTATTCGGTGGTAATACTGCGTTGGTCGTGAAGTTAAAGGTATATACCGCACCATCCCCTGCAGAATTAACAGCCTTAGCAAAGACAGTGTATTGGGTTGCTGCAACTAGGGCGGTTAATGTCAGTGGGCTCGTAAATATCTGCCAAGACACATTATCTAGGGAGTACTGCAGGCTACCCTGATCAGATAGACTATACTCTACTGGGAGAGATGCACTAGTGGTGCCCTTTGTTATAACTCCGAAAGTGATAACGCCTTGGGGGACTTGTGGTGCAGGAGTATACACCAGAACCCCAGACGTATCACCAACCGCATTAAGCGTCAGGTTTGCATCATTGCCAGCCGCGTCCTTAATCGTGCCGCCATCAAGCGTAAGGCTTGTAACCGTAATGCCATCGGTGTCTTCCTCGCCCGCCTGCACGGTGTAGGTGAATACAGATGAAGCAGTTCCGGTGCCTGATGCGTAGTTAGCCTGCCTTGCCGATCCGCCCAGATCGAAGTTAATCGCGGGCGTGCCTGTAACTATTGCGACTTCATTCCAGTTACCGGTGAAGCTTAGTACTTGGCCTTCTGTATACGTGCCTGCTGCCGGCACGCTTACCGAATCAATAACCGGGCCGATTACATCCGTGGTCGCTTCTTGAATGTCGACGTTTACGCGGAACACATCAGACGTCGTGCCATCAGCGTACTTGATCTGCCAATCTGTGAAGTCTGTGCCTATGTAACCGGACTCTGGCGTGAGGTGGTCATTTATGTCATTGCCGTAAGGCGGTGTTTCTGCCTGCCCTGCCGTGTGGTCAATCGTTGCGTGTTGGAACGGCGTGATTACGCCCCATGTGGCGTTTTCAGTTGTTGTGACCCCGCTGAAGCCTGAGTTTGAATCTACGTTGCCGTAGGGTACGGGGTATGGGTACGTCTGGCTGCTACCGGCATACGCACCGGTATAGCCCATCTGGACAATGCTGCCACTGGCTGACCCCATGTTGAGAATCATTACAGCAGTTCCAGCTTAGTGCCATAGACAATACCAATGCCATCGCTAAAACTACGCAAACTGATAACCACGGTTTCTGCAGGTACAGCCAACTGGTTTGCAAGAACAATGTTCCCAGTGTTACCGGCAGAATCAGTTGTTATTCCTGTAAACTGCTCCAAAATAGTTCGAGGCAGCCCTAGCCGACACATTCAGCCCCACGGCCTGAGCCATGCGATTAGCCGGGTTGGTCGTCCGCGTGTCGTATGCAGCGTTGTTGGGCATTAGTGGGCTCTCCAACTAAGTTTCTCAGGGTTGAATCTCATAGTGATGGCCTCAATTTGTATGTTTGTTTTCTGTAGTGTGTAAGACACCACTTAAGAGTCGCCCTCTAAATCTTCTTCAGGCCCACCCTCTTCATCGTTATCCTCATCTTCTTCACTGTCCTCTTTAAACTTTTCAGGCTCCTCTCCAAAACCCTCTTGATCAGAGGGTCTCTCCTCACTAAGCTCAAAGTAGCTTGACAAAATACCTTGACGTTTAGCTTCCTGAACAGCCTGTTCATCTGTTATAAGACCGCTTGCAACCAGTGCTATAAGAGCATTAGTCGGGTTGGGCTCGTTAGCAACACTCAAGTCATCACCAATGCTCACACTAATGTCCGAGACATCAATATTGAGCCAATCCCCAGCTATTACATAGGCGTTCTCAATAAGCTGCTCAACACTCCTAAGGGTTTGTTGTAGGGTGCTTAGGGATTCACTCTGATCAATCTTCCTAGCTGTGGCAGTCATCCTGCCAACGCCTTTAGAGATCAACATGTCCGCACCAAGTGTGGCCATCTGTTGCTCAAGGTCTTTCAAGTCTTGACGACCAGCTCCAATAGCTTTGCCAGTGTGCTCAACGTGGGAGATGCGAGAATCAGGATTACTACTCACAATCATCCTATTAGCGCCAATCTCGGTACCATCCAGCTCTCCTTCAGCAAACCCTGAGGCATGTAAGAAAGGCACTCTGGCAACGTGTAGGATATTGTTCTGATCACTTGAGGACTGGTAATGCCTAAGGTTGATCTGAGCCAAGTCATACATAGCAGGCTCCCCAGTCATAAACCCTGTCTTATTTGAGTATGAAGTTAGTAGCGGGATATACCCGAGTGTGTTCTCTACCAAGTCCACAAGCTCGTACCCCTGATCTGGGAGCTCTGGATCGTAAGCATAAATCTCGGTTATCCCAGCCTTGTGTACTTTTATATATGTAACTTCCTTGTCAGACCACTCATTCAGTGTGGACCGCAACAGTCTTAGTC